GGCCAATAGTCCGATAGCATTTCGCGAGGGCGGCCGAGCCTTCGAGCTCGTCCGGATCCTTCGGTGCTACAGCTGTCCAGCACAGGAATTCCTTCCTTTGCAAGGGTCTGTAGAACCTTTGTCGGGGTCTGGCTTCGCCAGGCCAGACAAACCCGATCGCGGCGGACCCGCGGGGCGTCTTATCAGCGCCATCTGGAGCGACGTACGAGACGTCGACCTCCGGAAGGTCGCCAATAAGACGGACGATGGCTTTCCTGATCGCCATCGCTGCCTTAAGCCAACCAGATGAGAATAAAAGGTTGGCAGTAGCAACCCACGAAACAATCCGCTCTGCGTCCCTGACACCGCGGGGTGCATCTTGACGGAGGTACACAGGTGTGACCTTGTGGCCGTCAAAAGCATCCACACCACAGCTCTCCCTGAACCGTCCAGTCCAGAAAGATTTGCGGCCGTTAACCTTAAAGCCAAAGGCGTTAAGGTCTTCAGCGATGCCCTCCGCTTGATCTGTGGGAACGATTAAATCGTCCCCATAGACCCGGACGAAACGACTGTACCACATAATCGTTTCGTCACGCACCGGTACCCGATGTCTCCTGATCAGAGCCGCGATAATCGTGGTATAAAAGATCAGCGACTCCAAGGGGAAACACAGTGCGGAGCCCATGGAGGCGTACTTCCTGAGGTCTAGGACCTCTCCCGTAGGAAGTACCGCTCTTGTGGATCTCGTAGCCCGGAGCAGCCGGAGAATATCCGGCTGCTCCGAGAATAGAGCTTCCACGTGAGCCATTGAAACCCTGTCGCTCGCTTCGGAGAGATCTAGAGTGGCGTAATCGCCAGTCCTAGACCCTTCGAGAGCGAGGTCCTGATTTACGGTCTGGTTCGTGAAATTCACGCGACCGGCCGTTAGCGGGCTATTCTCAATAGCGCGCATCAAAACCTTGCGGATGCCCTGTTGTGCAAATTGCATGCACACCGGTTCAACCGCAATCACTCGAGGAGTTTTCAAAGTCTTTCGGACGAGGACTACCCTTGAGGGCGCCTCGTCCTCAGGCTCAACGATGTCTGGCCAGGGGGTGCTGCCACCCGCCGTGTCCGCCCAGATTTCCTGGTGCGGCCAGCAGTACCTGTAGAATGTGATTCCACATTCATCAAGTCTCCTGTGCCAGCTGCGGAAGCGCCATTTGGCATTGCCATAGACGCCTTCTGCAGTCGCGCCCGAACCGTGAGTTGGAAGCATCCTTCCCAGGATGTCTTCCACACTGAGTCCCAGAGACCGGACAATCGCCCGGCCAACTTGGACAAAAGTGTTAGCAAACGGCTGGGGAAGCGTGGGAACAACATCGTTCTCGCACTCTCTGTACGCATTGATCGCATCGAGGGACCGCTCATCCGAGCAATCTCTCTCGATTTTCTTGCACGCCAGGCAGATCTGCCTGACTGCTCGAATGCAATCGACCGAAGGCGTACTAAGTAAGGCACCGTTGCTGTCAAACACTTGGCACAAGAATCCCGACAGGAATGCCGGAATTCCGCGCCCTCTCCATCTCTTCTTGAAATGGAGGAAGGCGCCAGGGGCCACCGAGCCTTCTGCCAAACTCCGATCGAAGTCGGAACAGAAGGCCGGAAGGACGATAGTTAGAAAACTATCGCCCTCGTGCTTGACTCGGGCGCGTAACGTTTTTACGTCGCGCCCGATGGGGACGGAACACTGCTTGCCAGCATCTGCCAGCAAGAGCTCCAGGAAGTGTCGCAGGCTTTTCACGGGACCCTCACGGGTTTCCGGTCCTGGGTATCCAGGGAAAAGCCCACCTCCTCTCAACCAACGCCGGTTCGCCTCATCAGCTAGCCGGCTCAACTGACCACAACGCGCGATACACCATTACGGAGTATCGTAGGGCTGCGTAGTACTGCATAAACGGCGCGAACGCCAGCAGCACTCGCAAATCCCCGGGTTCCCTGGGAGACCTTTGTCAGGTCTCCCCGCCGACCAGCTTCAGGATGTTCGCATCCGTGAGCCAGTCGACCAGCATTTGCGCCAGGAGTGACGCATCCGCCGGTAGAGCCCCGTTCGTGGTGTCGACGGTGAACATGACGGTATTTGACTCCGCCACGTTCTTCTCGTCGTCTCGCGGGTCCGGAACGATCGCGTCTCGGGTTAACCGAGCCGTGAATCGGTTCCGGGTTTTGTACTGGTGGCCGAGCTGCAGGGTGTAAATCACCCCGCTGTCGTCCAGCCGGTACACCGAAGAGTCTGGCCCCCGCGAAATAGCGGGGAGACTCTTCACCGCTGTGTTGTAGGTTGCAGAGATGGGATCCCCGAACACGTGAAGCACTCCTAGAGTTAAGGATTAACCTCCTGGCCACGACTAGTGACCGGAGAATTCCCCTCGGGTGATGCCGAGGGCGGCGAGGGTTGCCCACTGTGACGGCGAAAAGCCATCGAAGTAGTCAACACCGAGCCCATAGGGGTTGCCGCTGGAAATCCGAGCGAGAGTTTCCACCTTTTCGTATGAACGAAAATGATGGTTAACAGGGGGATAATCGAAGATCCCCTGTCCCGCCGGATGAGTCACGTACGCGTCGTACGTGGTCTCCACTTTGCGATGGCGCATGACATACGCCCGCCGAGTGACCAGGTTGTCAACTGCGTTCGGCGAAATGTTGGAATAAAGAGTTCCAACATGGGCGAACCAGTCAACCAGCCAGCTCCAAGGCAAACTCTCCCAAA